AATATTATTCATCAATTAATTTCTGAGCTAAATTATTTATAGACTCATTTAATTTTGAATTTAATTCAACTTGATTAATATTAACATTACTATCTAATTCAACTTTTTCAACATATCCGCGATTTTTAGCCTTAGTTTTTAGAAAAAATATTGTTGATGTAGAATTTCCGGATTTTATTTGTTTATGCAACTCAGTTTCAGCGAAATCAATAGCTACATTCTCGATATCTTCAACACGTTTTTTATACTCTTCATCTTCACGAATCCACTTATAATGAGCTTGTCGTGTGATACCTATAATTTCACAAGCTTGAGTAACTACTCCTAAGGTAGTTTCTAGTGCCGCTATCATCGCATTTTTTTGAACTTGAGACATAAAACCTCTTTTTTTAGTGTAAACATAAGTTCTTTAATTATACGTACTCTAGAAATACGTATAAACTTTCTTATAGCTACATAAACAATAACAATATTAAAAATACAATGTCAATATAAAATAAAAATACAACATAAAATATCAATGTGTATAGTACCCGAAAATAGGGTATTATACAAACATAATAAAAAACAAGGGAGTAAATAAAATGATAAACTTAAATACAATATTTCCAGCATCGCATTTATATAATCAAGAAAAATATAAATACGCTACAGAGAAAGATTTTTATACTGATATTGCTAAAAATATAAGCGAAGATTATGAGTTAATGATTTCGAAATTAATATTAAAGAATATATTATTAGAAGAATATGAAGAAGATATATTTAAATCAGAATTGCCTTTATCAAAGAAATTAAAATTAACTAAAATAACGAAAATGGATGTTGAGCAAATTAATAGTATTTTAGAAGATGAATTTGAATTATTTGTTTCTAACGAAAAAGCAGATATGCAAGAAATATATTTCAATTCATACTGTTAATAAAGGAGAAAGTAAAATGCCAAAAATTTTAAGCGATTCACAAGTAAAAGAAAGAATAAAATTAATTATCAGGTTAAGAGCGCGAGTAAAGCCGATGAAATGGGCAGATGTAGCTAGAGAAATAGGTATCAACGAAAAAAGCCTGTATTTTTTCAGAGCTAGATATCTAAAGGAAACAATTTAAGGAGTAAAACAATGGATAGATTTTCAGGCAGTTTTAAAGATTTTTTAAATTTATTAAAAATTGGGTCACATAATACTTGCGACAAAAAAAATAATAAAAACAAAGATAATGCAACAAATAAAAATATAGATAATAACTGTAACAATATTCGAAATACAAACTATATTGAAGTAAATATTGATTTTATATATGAAAATCATTCAGTTAATTTTTCACTAAATTAAGACAATACAAATAATATGAAAAATTTATATATATATATATTATTATTTATTTATTTATTTATTACTAGCAATATTTTATGCACCACAAAAATAAATTTAAATGTAAAAATGTATTCTGGCATAGAAATCGGTAAAATTGAAAATGGAAATGGATTTATGAACTTAAAATACTTTGATATTGCAATTAAAAACAAAAAGTTTAAATCTGAATTTACACTAAATACTGGTTTTACATCAAATAGAAAATCATTATTAAAATACAATCATTTTATTAACACATTTAGAAACAAAACCACTTATTACATAACAAATAATTTAGGTATATTTTTCTCTACATCATTTTCAAATAAAATACAAGGTAGGAATAATTACGTATCATTTTTCACAGAAGATAACTATCAATCGATAGGCATTGATTTTATATTTATGTAATGACGTTTTTCAAGGTATTTAATAGCGGCCTTTAACTCATAAATACAAATCTTATCTTCTAGCTCCATATCATTTATAGCATCATCTAGTTCATCAATTGCATCTTTTGCTTTTTTGTACACATCTAAAAGTTCTGGAACTGCCACAATCGCTTTTTTATCTTCATAAACTGGCGGCTCTCCACAGCAATTCGTTGTCATGCTATCTTTAATTCCAAAGGGGTCGAATTCGACCGGTTTGGGGGATCGGGGTTATCACAAACATTGTTAATTATTAGTATTATCGCGCTCAGAAAGCATGGCATCGGAAACTCTATACGAAGCAATTGCGTAAGCTTCTTCTGAATGAACCCTTTTCCCGTCACTAAATAACTCAGTTGCTGGATTAGAAAGCATTCCTTTTAAAGCCATACCAGCAAACCAATCTCTTAATGTCATACATTCTGAATAAAATCCTGTATCAGGACTATTTGAACTTGTAAAAGCTTGTATCTCAGTATTTTTTTTAAGCATTTCTTTGTATTCTTCGATTTGAAGTTGTTGTTTAGCTATTAGTTGATCTTTGGTCATCTTCTCTCACACTCTTTCTGACAAGCTATACAAATCATCTTACCTTTTTTTGTTTTTTTCGTTTTTGCATCGCAACATTTTGAACTCATTTAAATACCTTTCTTATATAATTTAATTTTGACCATATCGAGCATATGTTCTAAATGGTTTCCAATGGAATTTTAAACTCATTTACATAACTCCATGAAAATCTCATCTTAGGATTCTTTTGATAGAAATTGTGGTAAGAATTTCCTTACATCATCAAAGTTTTTTACATAATTTCCCATATTTTTTCACTAATAACATTTGCTATTTCTGGTTCTATATCTTCGGATTCCGAAACCATTTTGTTAGCTAGTTGAGTTAAAATATGTACAACTTTCAATATATTTATATTTGTTAAAATCATTTAATCTAGTAATTTTATACTATTATTTTCTAGTAATTGTATATTTTTATCTTTATTATAAAACAAATAAAACTCCCATATTTTACGAACTTCTTTCAATGTAAAACTAAACTCTTTTGTAGTTTCAAAACGTAAATCACGCCCAATTTTTTTTAAAACTAAGGCAACGTCGTCATCTACAACAAAACCAGTGTATTGCTTTTTGAATCGTTCTAAAAAAGATTGAAATTTAATTTCTTTTTCGTCATCTTCACTTAAATTATATCTATTAGCATGTTTAATGATATTACTTGGTCTTGGCATATATTGACTATCATTATTTTTAACTAAATATCTAATTGATTTTACAACATTTTGTATTTCTTCATCAATCAAAAAATCTATATAAGATTTAAACATTTCTTTATCTTTGTTCAATGGATCTTTTTCATACGCTCTAAACATTGAATTTAATGCTGAGATCAATTCTTTACTCATATTTACCCTCTTTTCTGTAATTCATTAACAAACTCATATATCTCATTCACAGATTCTGTTTCGTATTGTTCGTTATTTTTTTTATTAACGATTTTATTGTAATTATTCTCACTGTACCTTAATAGCCAATTCCTAGAGGCCGCTACCCAGCTCTTCATTGGCTTTCCTGCAACTTTCCACCCGTTAGATTCATAATAGTTGAAAAATTGCTCTGACTGCAAAAATAAAGCCCTCTCATTAACATTTAGACTCTTAGAAAATGCATATTTAGATATTTCTTTAAAAATATCATTAATTTCAGGCTTAACAAACTTTTTCTTTTTATCGATACTTTCAAAAATATTAAATTGCTCATTTTTATCACTTTCTTTTTTAGATATTAATTTATTAATATCTTTTTTCTTTATATTATTATCATTCTTATCATTATTGTTTGTGCGCGCTATCGTTTCACTATCGTTTCGCCATCGTTTCGCTATCGTTTCGCTATCGTTTCTTGATTCTTGATATTTATCATAATTTACGCACGAAATTAACGTTCCTTTTCCGATCGCTATCGTTTCGATCATTGAATCATTTTGTAAAAATTTTATTGCACGTGTGATTGTCGATCTATGAATATTAATTTGCTCTGATAATTTACTAAGAGAAGTATAAAAAGACCCCCTTTTTATCAATGTTTTTTGATTATTGATAATGATACTCTTATCTTTATGATTACATCTAAGTAAAATCTGAATAAATACTAAAAAATATGATTGATTTGTCATTAAATGATGATCTAATAATGATCGATGAAGTTTTATATAACCCTCCATATTTACCCCCGTTTTTTAGAATATTCTCTTAGCCAATTCATTACCGAATCTAATTCAAAAAGATTTTTTCCGCCCATTCTAAAAACTGGCATACCGAATTTTATGAATTTGTAGATTGTTGTATTCTTGTATTTTATTTTTTTCTCTAATTCTTTTATTGTTAATAATTCCATTTTTTATACTCCTGTTTTAGTTATTAACAATACTATACAATAAACAATTGTGAATTACAATGTATTAATATAAATAAAAAACGGTTGACTTTTTTATTTATTACATATATTATAAATTCATTAAAAAACAAGGGAGTAAATATAATGAAAGAATTATTAAGAAAACTACAAAAGGTTCAATCAGAGTTAAAATCTAAAAAAAAGAGGTATAATTCATTTGGTGAATATAAATATAGATCATGTGAGGATATCCTAGAAGATGTCAAACCACTTCTTTTTGAAAATGGATTATTTATCTTAATTTCAGATGATATTGAATATTATCATGGTAGGCATTATGTTAAATCAACAATTAGTGTATATGATATTTCATCAAATACAGGTACTTTTTTAGAGGTACATGCATATGCAAGGGAGGAAGAATCAAAAAAAAAGATGGACGCAAGTCAAATAACTGGTTCAACGTCATCATATGCAAGAAAATACGCATTAAACGGCCTTTTTGCTATCGATGATGCAAAAGACAGTGATGCGACAAATAAACATGAAAATTACAAAAAAAAAGAAAAACAACATGTAAATGAAGATAAAAAAAGAGAATATCTAGAAAAAATGCAAAAATCTAATTCTATAGAAGAGTTAAAGGAATTATGGAGTAACGATATTCCGCAAGAATATCGAATAGAATTATCATATGAAAAAAATATATTAAAAGAAAAACTTGATAAAGAAGCGAAAAGCAAATAGGTGAAATTTTATGAAAGAATTAAACAAGTATAACTATATTATAGAAAAAGACACATTAACTATTTTTGATGAGGGGGAATTAAGATTAGATTCTATTTTAAATAAAAAAATAAAAAAATTAAACGCTCCTAATTCTGATGCGATTTATTGCCAAAATAACAATTTAACGGAATTAAACGCTCCTAATGCTAAAAGAATTTCTTGCTACAATAACAAATTAACAGAATTAAACGCCCCTAATGCTAAAGGAATTTTTTGTTGGAATAACAATTTAACAGAATTAAATGCCCCGAACGCTAAAGGAATTGATTGTTCTTATAACAATTTAACAGAATTAAATGCCCCTAATGCTAAAGTAATTTATTGTTCTTATAACAATTTAACAGAATTAAATGCCCCGAACGCTAAAGAAATTTATTGCTGGAATAACAAATTAACAGAATTAAACGCTACTAAGGCTGAGATAATTGATTGCCGTCATAACAAATTAACAGAATTAAACGCTACTAAGGCTGAGATAATTGATTGCCGTCATAACAAATTAACAGAATTAAACGCCCCTAATGCTAAAGTAATTTATTGTTCTTATAACAATTTAACAGAATTAAACGCACCTAATGTTGAAAGAATTTATTGCTGTAATAACAAATTAACAGAATTAAACGCCCCTAATGCCAAAAGAATTTATTGTTCTTATAATAAATTAACAGAATTAAACGCCCCTAATGCTAAAATAATTGATTGCCGTCATAACAAATTAACAGAATTAAACGCCCCTAATGCTGAAAGAATTTATTGTTACAATAACAATTTAACAGAATTAAACGTTCCGAATGCAGATTTAATTTATTGTTACAATAACAATTTAACAGAATTAAATGATACCAATACTAAGCTAGAATCTTGGTAACAATTTAACAATATAATGGTTGATAATAAATTATTATTATGTTAAATTATATATGAATTAAAACAAGGGAGTTATAAAAATGATAGTACATAAAATAGAGCAAAAAAGTGAAGAATGGAACGAGATTAGAAAAGGCAAGCTAACCGCCAGTAATTTTTCTAAAATATTAACAAAAACAGGCAAACTATCTTCACAATATATCGATGTTATCTATGAAAATTTAGCAGAGTTGCATACATGCCAAAGTGAATACCAGCCTACAAATTTTTATATGGAAAGGGGGTTAGAATTAGAAGAATACGCTATTTTAAACTATGAAAGTATATCAGGCGAAATAGTTGATAAAATTGGGTTTATTGAGTCTGAATGTGGTTTACTTGGGGTTTCACCCGACGGGTTGGTCGGTAAGGATGGTATTATTGAGGTTAAGTGTTTGATGCAAAAAAAACACATTGCTTTGTTACTTGGAGAATATAAAGAAATAGATACTTATATACCTCAGATGCAATTCCAGTTGTTTGTATCTAAAAGGAAATGGGTTGATTTTATTTCTTATAATCCCGATTTTATAGAGCCTGAAAAAAGAATATTTATAAAAAGGATATTTATTGATGAGGAATATCAGAAATTAATTTCAAAATCTATAGATCAATACAAAGAAAAATTTATTGAATTAAGTAATTTATTGGGTAAAAATAATATATTTTAAAATAGGAGTAATAAAAATGAATCAAGTAATTTTAATAGGTAATCTTACTCGCGATGTTGAGTGCAATGCTGTGAGTACAGGCGATTTAGTAGCCAAATTTTCTATAGCTGTAAATAGGGGGAAAGATCATGTTGACTTTATAAACTGCGAGGCATGGGGTAAATTAGCAGATAATCTAAATCAGTACTGTAAAAAGGGGTCAAAAATAGCGGTTATTGGATCGATTAGAGTAGATAATTATGAAAAAGATGGAGAAAAAAGAACATATTATAAAGTTAATTGTTTCTCTATTGAATTTTTAAGTAAAAAAGAATTAACAGACAATAAGATAGAATCTGATTTCTAATATGTGGACGGACAAGGGGGTGAACCGTCCACAAAAATAATTTAACATAATTATCGATAAAATAAAATAAGAGGGTAATAATGGTAGTGAATAAGATAAATAAATCAATTTTATCAGAAGCTTTGAGAATAACAGATGAAAGAATATTGACTTATGGTGATCCAGTGGAAAATTTGGAAAATATAGCTAAATTATGGAATACATATATAAAATCAAAAAAAATAAATTATGAAAATGATTTATGTATTATTACTAGCAAAGATGTGGCTATGATGATGGTTTTATTGAAAGTAGCACGAGAATTAAACTCAACTAATAAAGATAATTTAATAGATATAGCTGGATACTGTCGTTTAGCGTCTGTAATAGAGGGGTTTGAAAATATATAATGTTAAGTAATACACTCTTTAAATACGGTTATAATTATAGTAAAAAGAGCAAAAAAATTTCAGAGTTTCATAGCAATGTTTTTTCAGATAAAAAATGTAGTATTTATTCAATTAAGAAAATAAACTTTATCAATTTTCTGAAATTAAAAATAAATATTTTTTTTAATAAATAAGTTATATTTTTCTTATGAAACCGTCGAACTTTATAACTATTGATGAATTTAAAAAAATGTCCAAACAATATGATTTATCTAACCTTTTTTACGCTGAAATTAATCGTCATAAAAAAAATCTTTTATTTGGAATTGAGCGTGAATTTAGATTCCATAAAAAAAGAATGTGGCGCTTTGATTTAGCTTGGCCTGATTACAATGTGGCTGTTGAAATTGACGGTGGCCAATTTAAAAAATTTGGTGGACGGCATGCAAGAGACTCGGATAGAGAAAAGATGAATAATGCTGTGATTTTAGGTTGGGCAGTTCTAAGATTCTCTGGGGAGATGATAAAAAAAGACCCTGTTTTGTGCATAGATCAACTCAATACTTTAATTGAAAACAAAAAGTTAATGTACAAAAGTGATTGACAACGGATTGTTATTTTGTTAAATTATATATAAATTAAAACAAGGGAGTTTAAAAAAAATGATACCAAGAATTTACAATAACGGAGAACCGTTTTTAACAGGCATAGATTACAGTAAGAATAATACAAGCCATAATGTTACGCCAAAAATTAAAAAAACTAATCACTATAGTATGAATAATTTTACGGCAAACCCTATTATGCTAGCACGACAACACAAAGAAGCTGTAAAGACAATTATTTTATTTTTGTTGCTTGGAATTAGTTTTACATCGGGGTTTATAATCGGTAAAAAATGGAGTTAACGCATATGTGTAATACTAAATTTATAAAAAGAAAAGAATTAGCAAAACTATTAAATATAAACGCAATGACATTATGGAAATTAATCAAACGGGATAATGATTTCCCCGTAAATTATATAGGAAACAAAATACTATTTGATAAAAATCAAGTTTTAAATTATTTATCCAATAGATATGTTATTGAAGATTTTACAAACATAATAAGTTTAATAGACATAAAAGAATCGGCAAAAATATTAAGGGTCAGTGATACAGTAATGAGGCGGTTAGCAAAAGACGACATAGACCTGCAATATTTTAGAGTTGGTAGATTGTATAGGTTTTCTAAAGAAAACTTAATTAAATACGTTAATAATAAAATATACAGGAGTAGTAAAAATGGATAGTTTAGATAAAATTTTTGAAGGACAAAAAGAATTAAATAAAAAATTAGTGCCTTGGATTGAAGAAGATTTAAAAAAAATAGAGGGGAAAATTGATTGGATATTTAAGTTTAAACTTGCAATGGATCAAGAAATAGCGGAGATGTCAGATTGTTTACCTTGGAAGTGGTGGTCGAAAAACAAGCCAATCGATTACCAAAATTTAAAAGTTGAATTAGTTGATATTTTGTTTTTTTGGACATCTATCTGTTTATCGGCTGGATTTTCAGCAAAAGAAATGAGAGAAGCTTACTTTAAAAAGTTAATATTAAATCATAAAAGAGCTGATAACGGATACAAAGAAGGTACTTATAATAAATATGATAAAAACGGTTTAGAAGATAATCGTAGCATTTAAATCTAATATCAATAATTGATATGTTTAAGTGGTTTACAATGAATTGATTTTATGTTAAATTATATATAATAAAAACAAGGAGGAAAATAAAATGAAAGAATTAAGTCAACATAACTATATTATAGAAAAAGATACATTAACTATTTTTGATGATGGGGCATTAATATTAGATTCTATTTTAAATAAAAAAATAAAAAAATTAAACGCTCCTAAAGCTAAAGAAATTTATTGTAGTGACAACAACTTAACAGAATTAAACGCTCCTAATGCTAAAATAATTGATTGTTACAATAACAAATTAACAGAATTAAATGCACAGAACGCTAAAGAAATTTATTGTAGTTACAACAACTTAACAGAATTAAACGCTCATAAAGCTGAGATAATTTATTGTTACAATAACAAATTAACAGAATTAAATGCACAGAACGCTAAAGAAATTATTTGTAGTTACAACAACTTAACAGAATTAAACGCTCATAAAGCTGAGATAATTTATTGTTACAATAACAAATTAACAGAATTAAATGCTCCTAAAGCTGAAAGAATTATTTGCTATAGTAACAATTTAACAGAATTAAATGCTCCTAAAGCTGAAAGAATTATTTGCTATAGTAACAATTTAACAGAATTAAATGCTCCTAAAGCTGAAAGAATTAATTGTGAAAATAACAAATTAACAGAATTAAACGCTCCTAATGCTGAAAGAATTTATTTTTCTTATAACAACTTAACAGAATTAAACGCTCCTAAAGCTGAGATAATTTACTGCGCAAATAACAAATTAACAAAGTTAAATGCCCCGAATGCTAAAGAAATTTATTGTTTAGGTAATAAACTAGAAGAATTAAATGCACCAAACGCTGAAATAATAAAATAGTTTAAAAATAAAAAATAAAGGGTAAATATAAAATAACAATAAAACAAGGGGTAAAAATGATTATTCAAATAATAGAAATTCTAATTCTAATAACTCCATTAATTTTAATTATAAGTTTATTCGACAGCATAAAAGATGAATTGAAAAATAAAAATATTTGATAGTGCTTAGCTTGTGAGAAGAAAGCTTGATATATAAAGTTAAGAAGTATTTTAGATAAATGTTAAGTGAAGGCTAAGCACTATTTAGTTATAAAAACTATAACATATTTATAAATTATTTAAAAAATCATTTAATATTTTTTTGATATTTTCGTTATTGTTTTGTATGTCTAAATCTAAACGTTTTAGGTTGTCATTCATTTTATTTATAGATTCGATATAAGAATACTCATTTTCTGAGTATTTAATTGATAACTCTTCTATTCTGTCTTCTATATCTGATAATCTAATAGCGAATAAGTCAATAAAAACGTCTTCTTTTTTTTTAGATAATGATTGGTTATTTTTTATATCAGATACAGTATCATTGAAATATCGAATTAATTTAATGATATCTTCGGAATTCATTTACCAATATTTTCTATTTTTGTTTTCTGCTTCTCAACTTTTAAATTAACCTCGTTTATAGTTTCTCTCAGTTTAGAAAATTCAGAATGTATCATTTTTGTTTGATTATCTAAAGCGTTTTTGAAGCTGTTAATCATTTTATTGACAGACTCTTTTTTAACAAATTGTTCCCTCATTAATGAAATTTCGTATTTATGTTTTTCTTCTGTATTATTAATTTCATTTTTTAATTTAAAATGGCTAACAGCAAATAACAAAGTTATCGTTGTTAAAGCTGGGTTTTGCGATACATAACTAATTAAAAAATCCATATTAATCTCTTATTTTTTCAATTAATTGATCTATTTTTATTTTTCTCTGCTCTAAAACGATAATTATTTTTTTTTGTAAATCTTGCTTAATTTTCACTGGTAAAAATTTATCTATAAATCTATTGTCTATTTCTAATATTGCTTCATCGCACAGGGAATATAATTTTAAAATATATTGATCTGGCTTTGCTTTTGCGTAAACAATCTTATAAATTTGATAAAAAATAATACCTGCGCTAGCTCCAACAACACCGTTTAATGGATTTGTTAAAAATTCCATAATATTAATACCAAAAAATTCCATTTTTCTTACTCCTCAATTAATTCGATATGTGGAAGGTCTTCAAAATTATTCCAAAAACCTCCCCAATCAATTCTTATATCCAATTCCCTTGACGCTTTTAAAAATGCAAAAGCAACTTCTAGCATATATATTCGCTCATACGTCACCTTATCCTTATATGCAAAAAAATCTAATGCTTTTCCGTATTGATGTTTACTTTTTTTAATCGTGCCGTCGCACTGGCTTTTATCTTTTAAAAAAAGTTGATATTGCATATCTTCATCACGCAGACCTCCAGTATTCGGAATACCAAAATCAACTCTAGTATATTTTAACGCTAAATGAGCTAGTTTAACTAATCTATCATCTACACCTTCCATGTTTTTCAATGAATTTTTACTAAAATTAAAATTACTATGCACTAGTTATTGCCTCCCAACTACCTGTATAAACGTTTAATTTATTTGTAGTTGTATTATATATAACAATTCCTAAAGATGGGCTTGATATAGCGTTTCTTTGTGTAGTTGTCATATTCGGAAATCTAATACCTTTAGTAGTTGACTGTACATCTAATATAGCTGTTGATACTGGTGAATTAGTGCCGATCCCAACGTTAGAAGACGAGGCATTAACCCGCATAATTTCAGTTGGTGTTACAACTGCGTCTTTTGTTCTAGCTGAAGCTGAATTCCCTGAAAAAATAATGTCACCCGCAGAACTCCCAAAAGCAACCATCTCTATTGTAGCTATACCAATTGTACCCGTGTACGATGCTAAAATTTGCCCTGCTGTTTTATCCCCTTTAACGCCAGCCCCTAAAAACAGACTTCCGCTACCATATTCTGACCAAACAGTAGTATAGTGGTTCGTACCGGTTGGACCTCCCCAACAAATACCATACCCACCAGATGCATTGCCTAAATCAAGACGATCTTGTGGCGATGTCGAACTAACTCCAAAATTCCCCGAGCTATCAAATACAGCTTTTTGAGACCCACCCAGAGATATACCTAAGCTATCTGTACCTGCTCTATAAATACCTGTATTTGTATCACTAGAAAATGATAAACCAGGCGCACTTGCTGATCCGTCATCACATAGATGCTTTCCATCGGTAGTTAACCAAGATATCCAGTCTGAATCAGCTGTATTTCTAAACTTAAATAATGAGTTTGAAGTATCTGCCCATATCATATAAGGTGAAGTAGTTGACGGGGCAGAGGACCCGGAATTACTAGACAATATAG